TATCTAAGGAAATAGAAGACGAGATAAAGCTTTTGGTATATAAAAGAAAGATGTATTTAAAAAGAGCTGAAGAGATTAGAGGTTTCAAATAAATATGGAAGAAGAGGAAAGTAAAACTAGATTTTCTATAGATAATAATTTATTTAGCTCTGGAACAATCATATTAGCTACTCTTGTTTTAGGGATTTTTTTTAAATTAGATTTAATAAGAGAAAGTCTATATTTAAAAATTACTATAATCTCAATAGCTTCTTTATTGATACTTTCATTGATTTTAAATTTACACTCTCAATTGAATAGTATAAAGGTCTTTAAACAAAGAAATATAGAGAAGCAAAAACCCACTATAGATCAATTAAATGAATATAAAGAAGCTAATAAAATCACTGATAAATTGAATTCTTATTATGAATATAGTTTTACTGCAGGATTAGTAGGCTTAATGTTATTGATTCTCATATTAATAAATGAATGTTAGGAAAATTATGACAAAAGAAAAAAATCCAGTTGGAAGACCAAGAAAAGAGTTTGATTATGAACTATTTCAAAAGCTTGGTGAGATGTGGTGTTCAGCTGAAGAAATAGCAAGCGTTATGGATATGAGTGTCGATACATTAGACTTAAGACTTAAAGATTTAGGTTATGCAAATTTTACGGACGCTTATAAAAAATACAATGATATAGGAAAAACGAGGCTTAGGCGTTTGCAGATGAAAGCAGCTGAGGAATTAATTCCTTCAGTACTAATATTTCTTGGAAAACAATATTTAAATCAAACTGATAAAGTAGAGGCGGATTATAACTTTTCTGAACTACCAAAGATTCAAGTAGAATTTGTTGATTCTAATAACGAACAAGATTTAGATGATTGATAAGTAAAAATGAGATTAATAAAAAGTTTAAATTTCCATCTTGGGCTAAGATACTTTTCAATAAATCTAGATTTAAAATCATACACGGAGGAAGAGGAGGCGGCAAGTCTTATAATGTTGCTGACTTCTTGCTATTAGTATCTATGACTAGAAGTGGAACTATACTTTGTGCAAGACAATTTCAAAACTCAATGGCTGATTCAGTCCATTCATTATTAGCTTCAAGAATTAGTGAGTTAAAACTAGATGAATATTTTTATATCTTAAAGACTGAAATAATATGCAAATTAACAAGGGCTAGATTCATATTTAAAGGGCTAGAAAGAAACGTAGGAAGTATTAAGTCTATACATAATTTAATTTATTGTTGGATTGAGGAAGCCGCCTATGTGAGCAAGACAGTATGGGAATTGTTAGTGCCTAGTGTTAGGGGTGCAATAGATGCTGAAATCATTTGTACATTTAACCCTTGGAATAAAACAGATGTAATATACAAAGAGTTTATAGTTCATCCTGATGAAAGAGCAATAGTTCAAAAAGTAACTTATAGAGATAATCCATACTTTGCAGAGCCACTAATAGGGGATAGACTTTCCGCTTTAAAAAGAATGTCACCTGCTGAATATAATCATATATGGGAGGGTGAAGTATTAGAGCATTCTGATGCACAAATCTTTAAAGATAAATGGATAGTAGCAGATTTCACAGATGATAAAAGAGCCTATAAGTACTTTGGTTTAGACTTCGGTTTTTCTACTGATCCATTAGCCGCCATTAGATGTTATATAGTTGAGAATACATTGTATATTACTCATGAAGTTTATGAATATGGTTTAGAAATAGATAAGATTAAAGATGTTTGCCTTTTTAGATTGCCTGATTTTAAAACTAGTAAAGTGATTGGTGATAGTGCAAATCCAAGTCACATCGACTACCTTAAACGTCAAGGGGTACGTATAGAGGGGGCAGTAAAGGGCAAATCCTCCGTAGAATACGGAATTGACTATATTAGAAATTTTGATAAAGTGATAATCCATTCACGTTGTGTTAATACAATACAAGAATTTACTAAATATTCTTATAGAATTGATCAAAGATCGGGTGACATAACGACTGAGATCATAGATAAGCATAACCATGCAATAGACGCTTTAAGATATGCATTAGAGCGTTGTGGAAAAGTTAATAATTTTAAAGCATATGAAGTATTAAGGAGACAAAGAAATGCAAGTTAGCAGAAAACGAACAGGATTTAGCGTAAAAGAAATTAAAATGATTGGGACATTAGCAGTAGGGACTTTTTTAGAGTACTTTGACTTTTACCTATACTTACACTTTGCATCTGTTTTAAATAAAGTATTTTTTGAAATTGGAGACGCACACAGTACAGCATTATTAACATCCTTTGCTTATGTATCTGCCTTTGCTTTCCGTCCAATAGGAGCAATACTATTCGGTTATATTGGTGATAAGTACGGTGCTAAAACTGTTTTAAATATAACTTTTATACTGATGGGTATAAGTTGTATTGGTATAGCTACTTTACCAAGTTATGACAATATAGGCGTCTTTGCTAGTGTGATGCTAACATTATACAGGGCAATGCAGGGTATTAGCTCAATGGGTGAAGTAGTTGGCGGGATGGTATACTTAACGCAAGAACTAAAGGGGCGTGCTGTTTTTCAAGGTATAGGAATATTAATATTAATGTGTTCTGTTTCTTGTTTAGTTGCTTTAGGTGGGATTAATCTTGCTGTCAATGGATTTATAAATTGGCGTTTCTTATTTTTAGCTGGTATATGTATATTTGCAGTCGCAAGATATGCTAGAAAAAGTTTGATAGCTTGTCCTAAATTAGAAAGTAAAGTTAAATATTCTGATATACCTTTAAAAACATATTTAGCAAGCTTCTCTATTGAACTTTGCCAACCGATAGCTTTATTTATTAGTATTATTGGGGTGAATAATATATTAAGGAATGAGTACGGTTATATGGAAATAGATATAATTAATAGAAATACTACGACTGTGTTATTTCATATATTTTACGTTATATGTGCTATATTTGCCGTTGGTTATGTTAATCCTTATAAGCTTGGTATTTATAGGTTTTTAGCTGGATTCTTCCTAATTATTTGTAGCCCTCTAATGATGGGAAGTTTAGAGTCCTTATTGTGGTTTCAAAATCTTATATCATTATTGTTAATAAGTGACATTTGCACCGCACCTATTGTATATAAAAATATACCAATAGGGTATAGATTTAAAATAACATCTTTAGCTTTTGCATTAAGTAGAGCCTTTGTAATGATATTAACGTCATATGGTTTAATATACTTACAACCAATATATGGTAAATACACATTTGTGCTATTTAGTTTGCCGTTCTTAATATCCTATTATTGGGGGTTTACATACTTTAGAAGATTAGATGATTTAAACCCTCATGGAATTTTAAAATCATTAGATAAGTAGCTTATATGTCTGTTGTAATGTTATGTGCTTTGATTTGGTATCTAGCTTATCTAACATCTAAACGTTTGTAAGAACTAGAGAAAAGAATTGAGAAGTTGGAAAATAAAGATTAATCGTCAGTTCTCATAGGGGGCAATATTGATCCATATTTTCCAATTATTGAATTATCGTAAGCCCTAGAGAAACTTTTTATACTGATCTTTAGTTTTCTTGGAATTCTATAAAATGATCCTTTAAATAGTATTTTAATCTTTTTTAGTTTTAAGAACTTTAAAATATGTAAATCTTCTACTTCAATAGAAAAAGCTACACCAAAAATTCCAAAGATTAAAAATATTAAACTAATTTCATATTGGTTCAAATGATACATTGCAAGACTTATTGAGTGAGATATTAGTTATAAAATAATATTCAAAAATATCAATCATTAATAACAGATAAATCAATTAAATTGCAATTAATTTATTGTGATGTTTAGTTTATAAACATTTACATCAAGTTTAATCATTGATATTTTATTATTTCAAATTGCAAATAAGTTAAAAAAGTATTATTGTCTTTATCTGAACATAAAGGTTTGCTTAATGGGACTATTTGATAAAATTCTTACTAAAATAAATAACTCTAATATTAGAAAAGATAGTTGGCAAAATAGCTTTACTAATATGGGAACTATGCAAAGTAGAAGTGCATATACTAGATATCATAGTTATAGAACTTTATCACAGACTCAATTAAGTGATATGTATACTAATGATGGTATAGCACAAAAGATAGTTAATCTTCTACCTAACGATGCTTTAAACGATGGTCTTATCTGTGAAGAGGAACTATCAAAGGAACTTAAAAGATTAAATTTTAAACAAAAGGTAATTGAAGGTTGTATTTTAAGTAGATTATATGGCGGTGCTATTCTTGTTGCTTTTGTTGATGATGGACAGAATCTAAATGAGCCTTTAAATTATAAAAAGATTAAGATGGTTCATAGATTAGAAGTTTATGACAGACATCGTATTAATTGGGACATGAATTCATTAGATGAAGATATTTATAGTATAAATTATGGTAAGCCATTAATAGCCACTATTAATAATGGTCAAGGTTTATCTTTCAATATACATAGTTCAAGATTTTTCATATTTAAAGATAATTCTGTATCCTTACAACATTATCAATTTAATAACAATTATTATTGGGGCGAGTCTTGCCTTTTACCTGTTTATGAAGCAATACGTAACTATGGCACAGCATCTAGTATTAGCGTAGAAATCCTGCAAGACTTTATACAACCAGTTATTGGGTCAAAAGGATTGCTAGAAGCTATAGAACATGGCAATGCAGATTTAATTTATGAACGCATGAACATGTTTGATAGAACAAGATCAGTTGCAAATGCCGCTTTTATTGATGCAGACGGTGAGACTTACGAAAAGCACCCTAGTAATATATCTGGTTTACCGGATTTATGGGATAGATTCGGTGAAGCTTTAAGTGCTTCATCTGGTATACCATTAAGTAAATTATTTGGTAGATCTGCAAAAGGTTTAAATGCAAATACTGATAATGATTTAACAAATTGGAATAAATTAGTTGAGGCTTATCGTTCTGATGTAATAACTCCTGCTATAGATTTCCTAATGAAAATTATCGAAAATCAGAAAATGTGGTTAGATGATGTACCTGAAAGTTTTGATTGGTCATTCCATTGTTTAGAGAGCAAAACAGACGAAGAAAAATCAAAGGTATATTTAACTAATACGCAAGCCGATTCAATGTTATTAGATCGTGGTGCTGTAGATGCTGTCTACTTATTTAAACAAAGGTTTAAAAATGGTGAGTATCAACCGAATCTAGTAATAGATATTGAAGATATGGAAAAAGAAGTTGGCACTATTAGCGAAGAAGAAAAACTATTAATGGATGAAATAGAGCAAGAAGAAAAAACAGAATCTGAAAAAGAAGATAGAACTGATAGTAAAGAATCTAGTTTAGTTAAAGATCTTAATGCTCAATTGTATAGTAAAATCATGGAGCAATTAAATGAGTGAAAAAGATGATTTGCTTCTAGGGCTATTTTCATTAATTTTAAATAAAGTTGAAAAATCTAAGTCTATTACTTCAATTGAAAGAGTTAATGACACAATTGAAGTAAGTTATGTAGTTGGTAGTAAATCTATTATAGATATTCCTGTAGGCAAGCAAGGAGAACAAGGGATACAGGGTATACAAGGTATTCAAGGTAAGCAAGGTATT